AGCTTAAATCTTTGATTAAATCATTAAGATCTGCATTATTTTTTATTGTAGATCTTATTTTTTCTTCAAAACTATCAAGCTCAATATTAATGTCTTTACTCTTTTCTTCTTGAATATATAGCTCTAATGGGATTTCTAACTGAATTGTTTCAATTTTAGGACTTAGAATAGTATCAATCACATCAGAAGAACCATCAATAACATTAACTAGCCTATCTTCTGAATCTAACTCTAGTTCAACTTCTTTATTTCTAAATAATATAAATTTATTAGCAATCATAATTGATTCTAAGCCATTATAAAGAGCTTGCATAATTTGTTCTTTTTTTGTCATTTTATTTCTCCGTCTTAGCTATTTCTTGTTTTAAATAAAGCTTTAGTTTTTTCTGTGAGTTTTTTCCAGCTTTCTCAAATTTAAGCTTTTTAGTATGTCGAGTCTGTTTCTTTAAAAAGAAGTATATCACAGTTTGAACTTCGTCTTGTCGCCTTCGGCTCGATGCAGCTTCAGATTCATTACGAGAATTAATTTTTCTTATAGTTTTTTTACCTGACTTCATCGTTTTGTGAATAGTTTGCCCTACTAGATATGAATTACCTTTAGTATCTTGAGCAAAATATAGCTCAGGAAATGATTTTGGCCAATTAGAGGGACTGTAACGCTTTCGTCTAGATTTGGGTACATTATCTGTAGGTATTGCAAGCCATTTACCTTTAGTTGGCTTTCTAATGCCACCATTTTCAAAACCTTCCATAATATGAGGCGATTTAGTATATACAAGAGCTTTTTTAAACTTATCTTTTTTATTATGATTATAAAAGTTAACTCTCCAACTTTTAGCTAACCCATAACCAAGCTTTGCCCTTTGAGTTTGACCTACCATCTCTTTTTTTAAGTCATTTGCAGCAAGAGTAACAGCCTTATTTGCAGAACGCAATAACGCTTTATTTTTCTTTTCTAGTATTTTGTGTAAATCGCCCTTAAGAGCTGCTTTGAATTCCATTATTTTCTACAATTCCTTTTATAATACTTTATCAAATAATATCAGTTGGGGTGTCAGATAAAAGCTAGTACTTGAATATATAATAGTTTACAGATATACCTATTTTGACAATTCTCTATCTCTGAGAGTTTAGACCTTAAGGATTTGAATATGAACAATACAAATCAAGAAGTAGCAATGGTGGCTGCAAAATGGTGGGCCAATGACGGAACTAATCCCAAGATTGATATAGGGACAGGTAATCCCCAAGCAGAAATGCTAAGCACTATAAAAATGATGATTGCTAATGAAATAAATCAGGAAAATAATACATCCTATGCGTTCATTAAATTACTAGCAGGTCTCATAGAAAAAGACCTAGATCAAATACATCAATGCAGACTGCGTGTTGACTACGATCCTGATGATATGCTAATCCTAGCAGCCAAACAATCTGGATTTGACTACGATGCTCTCCCCATAAAGACATGTATGGCTATTACGCCAGAAGAAATATCTGTTTATTGTGGAGATTCTGCACGTGAGATAAAGATATACCCATCTGTCTCTTGAATAATGATATAAAACCCAAGCCCTGCTAATGCAGGGCTTTTTTATTCAATACTCACTTCATAAATATCATTATTAATTAATTTACCCGATGCTTTAAGTCTGTATCTATTATAACCGATTACTAACTCATCATATAGTTCAGGTTTAACTTCTGATTTAATTCTAATTGAAGGAGCTGTTCTTAACATTTGCCCTTTTACAGAAAAAGTTTTTTCCTGCTTAATAATAAAAATTTCAAACTCTGAACCGTCTTTCTTAACAAGCAAGCCTTGCTCACCACATTCGGTAAACAAAGCATTACTTATTTTAGAAAAAGCATTTTTAAACTTTTTATTCATTTGCTAAGCTTTCTTTGCTGTTGCTTTTTTAGCTGCTGTTTTCTTTGCAGGAGTTTTAGCAGGTTGTTTTGTTTCTGCTTTCTTTTCTTCTGCCTTAGGCTCTTCTTTAACCTGTTCAGCTTCTACAGGCTGTGTAGTTGCCTTTTTAGACTCTTTAACTTCTGTAGCTAGGTTTCTAGCAATTAAAGATCCTGCATCTTTTGAGTCCAAAGAAACTATTTCTCCTTTTTTATGAAATCCTTTATCAGATTGAACATTTGTTTTTAGTTTAATTTTAAGTTCCATAATATTTATTCCTTATTTTAGTATTTAGAGTTAAAAAGCCTACGATTAAGCAGGCTTTTTTATTTATTTTAAGCTACTGTTAAAGCATATGTAGCATCTGGTCTGTGTGGAATTGGCAGATAGCTTGAATCTACTTTAACCCAAGTTTCCTCTGTTTCATCATCAACAGGTAATCTTTTAGCTAAATAGTCCATAGCTTCAATTTTATCGCCCAGTTTTAGTTGGTCATAAAGTTCAGGTTTAACTGTAGAGTGAATTCTAATTGATAAAGAAGTTGTTAGCATTTTATTACCAACTGAAAAGCTTTTTTGATGCTTTACCAGGTAAATTTCAGACTCTGAACTGTCTCGCTTAACAAGCAAGCCCTGCTCACCAAATCTAGTGAACAAAGCATTGCTTACTTTATCTTTAATTTGAGATAGATTTTGCATTTAACTAAGCCTTTTTAGTTTCAGTCTTTTTTGCTGTTTTAGCAGATGCTTCTTTTTTGGGAGCTGTTGCTTTTGTTGCCGCTGTTGCCTTTTTAGGCTCTTCAGCTTTCTTTTCTTCAGCCTTAGGCTCTTCTTTTACCTTTTCAGGCTCAACGGCAGAGGCTTTTTTAGGCTCTTTTACTTCAGTAGCCCATTCGCGAGAAAGAATAGATTTAGCATCTTTTTCTTCTACTTCTACAATTGAACCTTTTAAATTGTTAACTCCATTGATAGTTAGGTTTTGATTTAGTTTTAATTTCATGATTATTTATTCCTTTATTGTTAATTAAGATATAAAAAGCCTACATATCTGCAGGCTTTTTTAATAATTTAAGCTACTGTTGCAGCAAATGTTGCGTTGATGTTGTGTGGAACTGGTAAGTAACGAGACTCAACAACAATTTCAGTATTACCTGTGTGTAAGTCAGGCACTTCACGAACAATAAAGTCTGAATCAATTACAGTATCTTGGTCTTTTAATACACCGTAGTGCAATACACCCATTAGATTTTTCTCATCTAAAAGGATAGCAGAGTTAGCAGGTAACATTGGGTGTTTAACACCTTTTGAGTCTGTGTATTTCTCTGAGTAAACTACAACATTAACTGTACCTAGTGAACCAACATATTTAATATTGCCAATAGTATTGCAAGCTGTTTCCATTTCAGAACCTGATCCTCTTCTTGTATCTAGAGCTTCTTTAATAGATTTATTTTGTCTAAATACAGACCATGCTTTAGGATCTAATACTAATGTTGTCCCATCAGCACCTGATTCATCTTTAATTGCAACATCCCAACCTTCAATTTGATTAACAATATTTAAAGAATCTTTATTTGCTAATGTCCAAGCATCAGCACCTGTTAATGATGTTGATAGGCTTGCAGCTCTTTTAAAATCAATTTCTTTAACTGACTTAGTATCTTCATCATAAGCTTCAACTTTACCTTTAAATAATGCATCTGCTGCCATTTTCTTTTGACGAATTTGAATTGACTCTTTCATTGTTTCAATCATTGCAAGTTTTACTGCTTTAGTATTATCATAAGCACCACCTAGTTTTTGCCCTGATTGTCTTAATAGTACTTTATCTACATCAACAACATCAGATAAACGAGAGAATGCAGCTTGTAAAATTTTAGTTACATGAGCTGTATTAGGTAATACTTTACCTCTTTCTTTATCTGACATTACCGGAGCAATAGCAGGTAGTGAATTATCAATATCTGTTGCAATTTTTTTAGTTGGCTGGCGTGTGGTTTTAGTAAAAAAAGCACCAATTAAGCCCATGCTTTTGTCTTTTACTTGATTAACTACACCTGTTAATACGATTGATTGATTTAACATAGTTTATCTCCCTTATTTTAAGAAAATGCTTCTAACATGAAGAGTTTCTTTAGTTGCTGCTTCATCTGCACCGTTTAAATTACAAGCAAATGTATTAAATTCGCCTGTTGTGTAAACTAAAGCGTCTACATCACCATCTGTTGCATCTGCATCTTCTGCTAAAATATATTTAGCATTTGCAGGTGTTGCAAGATTAATAGCTTTACCAGTAGCAAGTTCAAGAATATCTCCTCTTTTACCAACTGTTCCAGCTTTTAATATAATAGTTTCTGTTAATTGAGGAGTTGAAAGCCCTGCAGTTAACTGGTCTATTGTATGGTCAATAATTTCAGTCATTAAATTACCCTTTCTCTATGATTGAAAATAAGAATTAACTTCAGCTGTGTAGTCATTCTCTTTTGTTTCTGCCTTAGCACCTACTTCAGGGTTTTCAATTTGCCCCATAACTTTATCAAAGTCTGTAGATGCAACTGCAGGAGTTTCTTTTTCTGCTTTTGCTGAAAAATCTTCACTTGCAGCAGTTAGCGTAGCTAATGCTTCAGTTGTTTTCATTGAACTATTAACAAGTGTTGAACCTAACCCTTGTAAATTTAGCTCGCAAGCTTTTGCTGTAATATCTGCAGCTCGTTTAGCAATAGCATTAACATCTACTGATGGTGTAACATCTTTAGCTTCTACCTTTGCTTCAGACTCTACAGCTTGAATTTTTGACTTATCGTTCATTTCAAGTTCCTCTAAAATTGTTTGTAATTCGGAAATTCCATCAACTAACTTCATTTCTAAAGCTTGTTGACCTATGAAAGTTCCACCTTTTGTATTTTCAATAGTTTCAAGACTAATATCGCGATATCTTGAAATATCATTCATAAAGATATCTGCTTGTGTATCCACATCTGCTTGAACTTTTTTACGGCCTTCAGTTGTTTCAACATCAGTTAACTTATCCTTACTCTTTGATGATACAATGTTAATTTCTTTGGTGTTCTCATCTTTATTAATTACAAATGATGCAATAACTCCAATTGATCCAACTGTTGCTGATTTATTTGCATATACCTTACTTGCAGCACTTGCTAAATAATATGCAGCTGAACAGCCATAACCTGAAACATAAGAAATAATGTTTTTTTGATCACGAGCTTTAAAAATAAGATCTGCTAATTCCCCACATCCGTTAACCATTCCACCCGGAGAGTCAATATCAAGAATAATATTTTCAACATCTTTATTTTTTAGTAATGTTTTTAGTTCTTTAGTAATTGAGTCATAAGCACTCACTCCAAAGAAAACATCCCAAAAGCTACCTTTTTTCATTAATGGCCCTCTAATACCTAAAACAACAGTATTATTGCCGTATTGAGTTACATAATTTGATACTTCTTTGCCTTCATATGTTGAATTGCTTAAAGCTTTAAACGCTTGCTCTTCCATCATTAAAGGTATACCGTGATTTTTAGTCATTTACTTTCTCCTTTTTGGGTTCTTCGTTGTTTTCATCTTCATCACTAATAACAGAAACTAAAGTATTACGTTTAATTCCTTTTTCTTCTGTTATATCTTGCTCTTTTTTCTGCTGTAGAAAAACATCTTCAAAGTTATCGCCATTCATCGCACATTCTTTTTGATATGTTGATGTGCCGTTATTTAGCCTTTCAGTTGCAGCTTTTGCTTCTTTGCCCGGGTCTAATACGCCTTTTGTTGGGCCATGTACTGCAAATTTAAGGTAAGCTTCTTTCTTTTCATAAAAGTTAGGAGCTTTAATTAAACCTCGGTTTGCAATTTCTTCGATAAATAATGAATAAATTTCTTTAACCCATTCTTGTACAAACCAAGCTCTTATTGCATGGATTCGCTCCCAACCTTCTTGCAATGCTGCTCTTGCAGATGAATAATTACACTTTGAAAAATCTTTCATCACCATTTCATAAGGTAAACCTGTTGCTACACATATTTCTCTTAAAATTGATTCTACAAAATTAGAATAAACGCTGTTTGGTCTGTTTGGAGTGAATGTTTCTAACTTTTCTCCGGGGAATAAGTTAATAATTTTGCCGTTTGCAGGGTTTCTAGGCCAGTTTTTCTTTAAGTCTAAAACCTGTGTGGGGTCTTCAATTCCTAAGTTTTTTGCAATTTCTTCTGCACTTCCACCTTCTGTAGTTACAATCATGGCAACAACGGCACTAACAACGGCTGCAGTTAATTCAGCATCTGAGTACATATCAAGCTTTTTAAACATTGCTAAAACAGGTGCTAATAGTGGCTTGCCTCGTGCTTGGTCTATGCGTTCTTGCTTATAAACATGAATTACTAGTTTTCTGCCAAAATCTGTTTTAATTGGTAGTCTTTGATAATTTAAGCATTGTCCAAGGTAGTTATCGCCCGGATATTCTTTAGAAATATAATAAGCCTTTGGTCTGTTCATATTATCAACTTCAATTCCACCTAAAATGCTCTTATTATCTGCTTTATCTGCCGGAGTACTTAAACGGTCAGCTTCTACTAACTGCACTTGTGTTTTAAACATAGCTAATGGCGATTTATTCCAATGAACCAAAGCTAATGACTCACCATTAAGTAAAATAGTTCTTAGTTTTAATCGGCAAGCTTCTGCAAAGTCACATCGTCCTGATACATCAAAATCTTTAGATCTTGTAAATAATGTCCACTGCCTTTCAACTTCTTCATTCCATAGTTTTGCATCTTCATCACTAAGACCTAGTGTTTTAGCATCTATTTGTGGAGTTAAAGTTAAGCCTGGGCCAATTGTTTTATCAATAATAGTTTCAATAATTGAAGTTGCGATACCGTTATTGCGTTGCAAATCTCGAGAGCGAGAATACATTGACTTAAGCTCATGTAATAAGTCAGCATTAGCCGATTGTGGATTAGTTGGCCACCCTTGCATAATGCCTTCATCTGATACTGCTTTATGTTTTGTCATCTATCTGCAACCTCCTATATTTGTAGGAGTGCCTGAAATTCTAAAAGCACGACCTTCTAAGCGAGCAATTTCACCTTTTAGCTCTCTAATTTCTATTTTTAGTAGCTTAGGGTTAACGGCTTGAAATTCAGCATTGCCAACACCATCCACATCGCCTTTTGTTAGGCGGTCACCAAACAGTATAGAGTCATGTGCGGCCTCTAACTTTGCTAGTCTTTGCTTTTTTTCCTGTAGTTCTGTCATAAAAAATACTCCTATAATTTCTATAAGAGTATTGTATGTTATTTATTTTGTTGGTGTTTTTATAAGCCAATTTGGAGATAATATAATTTCATGTTATTATTTAGTAACTTAGACTTAACCAAAAAAACAAGGAATATAATAATGACTAAAATTGACTTTAAAAAAGACTTCAGTGCTTATAATAAAATTAAAGTATCTCTAGAAGCAATAATAGATACTGATGACTTATACTCTGGCTTTTCTTATGCATCATGGACTCTTTCTCCTGTATTTGCAGATGAAATGCCTAGTAAGTATATCGAGGATTACCAGTTTGTAAAAGATATTGCAAATAATGCTAGCCAAAATATAAAAATACCTAATACAGACCTAATAAAAGCATTTCAAAAACTAACTAAAATATTTATTGCTATTAATCATATTAAATATGAAGATTAATTTTATAAATGACCAGTATTTTAGACTGGTCATTTAATATTTATATAAAACTATCATTTAACTGATTCTGCTTGATAATATCTTGTATATTTTTATCGGCAGAGCTTGAGTTGCTTATTGATGGTTTTTGTTTGGCTTTATTTTCTAGGAATTTCCAGTTTTTACTTGGATCATCTAAGCCCATAATATGGGCGGCGGCACGGGCATATACTCGCACATCTAAAGCTTCGTTGCGAACTGATGGGTCTTTTACCCAAGCTATTTTTATTCCACCGTCTCTGCTGTTTACTAAAACTTGCTTTTCAGATGTTAACTGTTTAAAGTATTCTTCATCATAAGCAGTTGGAAAGTGGCAAGTTCTTGGCTTAAAGTTTTCGCCATCGGTTGGTTTTTCTACTTTTAAAGCTGAATATACTTCTTTCTTAAGCTCATTAACGCCTAAAGTCCACAATCGCAAGGCATTAACTTTACCGTTAACAGTTACTCGGTTTGGCGATGGAATCCAATCTGTATGGCGGCCGCTACCTTTAATTGGCATAACATTTTTTGAACCAAAAACACTAACCCCAGTTCGTCCAAAGCCAACATCTCGTTGAGTTAAACACCAACTATAAACTGATTGCGTATTTTTACCACCTGTATCAATTGCCATAATCGCAATATTCATTATTGAGCCTAGCTCATGCTGAAAATCTGTTTGCAAGACTTCTTCTAGCTTGTCCCAAACTTCTTTTTCATCAGGGTTGCCTTCAATAATTCCATAATCTATAGACCAACTCTGTTTATCTTTACCCCAGGCTACTATTTAATACTCTAAACGGTCAGGCTGTGTATCAACTCCGGCAGTTAAAAATAGAGCATCTTTTGGTACTACTCTTAGCTTGTAGTCTTCTCTTTGGTCATAAATAACTCGCCATGGTGGACTGTCTCCTTGTAGTTCATAAGTTAAACCAAGCTTAGTGTTATAAAATTGAACTAGCTTATTTTCATCATCTTTTGATTTTTCATACTCTTCAGCCATTTCGCTCCATGAGTAAAATCCTATTGGTGCATACATTGAATTAATATGAAAGCTTGCCCTTGTTAAGCTTTTAGGAATTGCTGTTGCTATCCATTGCCCTTTCTCTAGCATTTGTGTTTTGTGCTTTTGTTCATCAATTAAACCACCACAAGAACTGCATTTATAAGCAACATCTATAATTTGATCATGTTCATTTTTATAATATTGTAAGTTTTCCCATTCTAAAGTTTGCTTATGGCTGCAATGTGGGCATGGTAAA